TGCTAGATTGCTCAAGGCATTAGTTAGATTTTCATTGATTGAAGAAACTGCCTTAGCAACTTCCTCTGTTGCGTTAACAACAGCATCAACTGAATCATTTGCTTCTTCAACAACAGGTGCTTCTTCAGCCTCTGGTGCTGCTTCTGCTGCTGGCTCTGTAGCAGGAGTATCCTCTGCAGGAACTTCTGCTGGAGCCTCTTCTACAGCAACTGCTGCAGCCTCTGGAGCAACCTCAACATCTTCAACCAACTCTACTGTCTCTGCACCAGGTGCTTCAACGATTGTTGTTTCTTCTGTCATAGGATTTTCCTCCTCTGTCATCTTAATTGTTCTAATGCCTTTTGCACTATCAACTAAGAACTTTATTTTTTCTGTATTTTCTGAATCTGACTTTTCAACAAAACCAATATTTTTCATAGGCTTTCCAGAAGTTGGGCTATCTGCTGAATCATCTTCTGACATTAAAACAATATCATTTTCTGAATCCCAGAATACATTTCTAACTTCTGTCTTTGAAAGGTATCCGCTAACTGTATTCTTACCGTCTACTTTTTCAATAGAGATAACATTAGCAAATTGATTTGCTGGATTATCAACAAGTGACAATTCAAACAATTCATACTCTTTAATTATACGCACTGATTTATCAAGTTTTTCATCAAATGTATCATCTGACTTTGTGATGTTGCCACCGATTGAAAAACCAGTTAGAGTGCCATCAAGAACCTTTTCCCAGGTGTCCTGTGCTCCTCTTGAAACATATGCAGAAACATATACTCCACTATAAAACTTCTTTGACTGAGGCTCAAAATAGCGATCCTCTTTAAACGAAACAATCTTACCAACAGCGCTTGGCTGGTGCATCTCACGTAGATTTCCACGGAATTTTCTAAATGCTTCTAGGCTTGCCTCTGTTGTTACAATATCATTTTGCTTGTCAACATTATCTAAGGTTGCAAAACCTGATACAATTCTGCGCTCCTGATCTACCTTGCCAATTGGCATAGAAAAACGAACGTTGTCGCCTTCAGTAATCCAGTGTGCTTTATTTATAATCATGGCAGTATTATTATATCAAACCTTTTTAGGGTTTTCTCAATTATTGAGATGATCTTCCTTCTCCTTGTGGATTTCTACCTTCAAGTGATGCTGGAGAGTCTGAAGAGTTGTTTGCTCTTTCAGCATCCCGCTGACGATTGCCAGCAAGATTTGCTCTTGCATCTGTTGCTTGTCTTGGTGTCATTGAGAATGGAGCATTACCTTCACCGTCTGGTCTTGGTGGCATATCAATTAACTCACGTGCCTCATCTGGAGTGATGACCTGTGTCTTAACGTATCTCTCAATAATTTGTGACTGTGCAATTTCATCTGTAAGTGTAAGTTCATTGAACTTAAGTGTAAGAATGTCTGTCTTTTCTTTAATAATCTTGTTGATAACTTTTTCAAGTTGTGCCTGTGCTGGACGAGCAACCTGCTCTTTAAAGGTTCTGTCCTGGGACATTGCAGCAGCAATTGCACCTGAATCTGATCCACCTAGTTTTGAAATAGGGACCTGATGTGCTACTAAAATATCATCACGATTTTGTTTTCTATATCTTTCAAAAGATGCTTCCTGAATTGCTGTTTCAACAGGCTCCATCTTAAATTCAACTTTATTATTATCTGTATCGCCAGGAAGTGGAATATATAGGGTTCTATGGTTTTGACCCTTTAAGCCACTCTGAAGGAATCTAAACATCTTGTCTTCTGCGTCTGCAGATAGTTTTGCACCCTTGACTGTAATAATATATCTTGGGGCTCCCTTGTTTTGGAAGTAATCAATATTATACTGAGCAGCAAGTGAATCACCAATTAGTGATGATACCGCTGAAATAATGTCAGGAATTCCGTAGTATGTGTTTAGTGGCGAGTATTCCTTGATATGAATAATCTCGTTTGGACGAGTATCTGTTGTCATTGGATTTGAATTAGTTGCGCCAAAGTTACGGAAGTAAACTACTTTTTGACCAATGATCTGAACAAAGCCATCACGCAATCTTCTTACACGAACTGTAGTTGATGGTATATGCCCAATATACCCAATCTCTCCAGTTACAGTTCTACCAACTTCTAAGAATCCATTTCCAGTTGCCTGTAAATCTGTATAAACCTTTTCCATGCTAGTTGTAAATGAATCATCATCATTTAGTGACTCTAGCCACTCACGCATCTCAAGTTTCATTCTTTCAATTCTACGACGAGCACGTTCTACTGCACCCTGATCATCATTAGTTTCAAAGCGAAGCATTGTTCTATCTGTAATATCAAAGCGGTATCCAAGACCTACAACATTTTCTACCTTGGCATCAATAGCAGCATGGTTAGCAAAAGATGTATCATAATAACTTGCTAATTCATACATGTTGTATGGTGGTGTGATTACATCAAATAGGCCGTATCCATTTCTGTATACCGTTCCAGGATTAATCTGCTTTGACTCTGCGCCATCGCCAGATGGTACAGCATTTGCAGAGTTTAAATATTGTGTTGAAGGCTCAACTGCATTGTATGCATAAGTTGCCTTAGAAACTGTTCTTGTGGTTCTTCGCTTAAAGTTTTGATCAATACCAACATAGTCTTTTAAAACTGTCCAGTCTTTTCCAAATGGATCCTGTGACTTAAAAAGATTTTCAGTCTCTTCTTGAGTTCTAATACTTGCTTGAATGTAATCGTAATCTTCGCTCATGCTTCGTATGCATCTCTTCCATGCTTAGTAATTGTGTCTTGTGCTGCTTTCCATGCACCAAGATCGTTCATTGACGGAATAAGTCCTTGCTTCATTCTGTCTAGTTGTTCTGAATGCTCTTCTTCACTAATTCTTGTGAGACCAGGAACAAAAATTGCCTCGCCCTCACCATCATCACCGTAATACTTTGCTGCATTCTTAAGTTTTGTTATCTGTGCAATATCGCCACGAGTAGACTCAATGTTTAAGACATTGCCCTCTCCGTCTGTAAACCACTTTCCATCTGACTTCTTGTAAACGTATAGTCCCCAGTTATATTTCTTTTCAATAACCTGACGACGTACATTTCCTACAATGGGCTTACCAGTTTTTGGACTAATTAATGGATTCATATACTAAAGTATACCAGATTAAACGGCTGACCCTAGCCTAATTGTCCAAGTTGTGTCATTATAAACCTTGAGCCTATCTGCATCAAATATCATTCCTTCTTCATCATCAATAATAATCTTATTAGTTCCAATGTATGTCTTATATACATCAGAAGGGGAAACGCCATATAGGTCTGATGCCGAAATAACAAGGACACCTTCCCAGGTAAAGTTATTTAGCCAATACTCCCAGTCAAAGTTAGTTACTCCATCAGTTTTAATTCTTAGCCATGGTCTTGTTAGGTTTGCCTGAACCTGTTGTAGGTTGTTTGCCTGATAGTATGAAATATTATTAAATACTAGTGGCCCACTTAAATTAATACCGCCAATAAATAAGTCAAAGTTTAGGGCAGTTCCAAATGCCATACCTAGGACCGCCCACTCCTTGATAGTTAATACTGGCTCTCTAACCAAAGAACCATTAAGGAAGTAAGAAATACCATTATAAGTTGTATTGGTAAGAACGCTAGTTGCGTATATTCTTGCTCTTGTTCCCTCGTGGTTGTCTGCAACCAAGTAGAACTTAATCGTGTCTGCCTTATATTCTATTTCAAATATTTCTACTGGAGTTAAAGGAAAAGCATCTTGGTCATATCTCATCCATATTTGTGCTGCAGATATTCGATAGTTTTCTGCTTCATTTTGATTAATCGGAACAGATATGCCACGACTTACTAGAGGATCAAAATCTCCACGAACTTCTATACCAGATGTTCTATTAAGGTAAAGATAAGGAGTGCTTGACTTATAAATACTAAATGGATTCTTGGCCTTATAATCATAGTAAAGTCCAGACCTTGTATATGGGAATAGGTCTACTCCAAATCTTGTTCCTACTGGGTTAAACGAGTTGTCATTAAATGCTTGTGACGCAAGTTCTAATCTTCTTAATTGAATTGGCTTTCTTAAAATACCACGAATATTAAAATCAAGGTGGTAAACCAAAGCAAGTTCATTAAAGTTTACAGTCTTAGTTGGATAAACAAGAGTATTATCTACAACCTCAAACTTTGTTGAAAGCCAGTCTGGATAAAGGTCCATGTCAAGAATGCCACCTTCTCTTGCTGGCTCTATTGTTGTAAAATCACTTTGAGGAGCATTTGCTCCTTCTGCAATATACTGGAATGTAAGATAACTTCTTATAGATGCATCTGCTGTATCATACTCATAATACTTCTCTGCTCTTTCTTCCATATCTGCATAATTGTTCCAGCCAGTAAAAAGGGTGCTATCTAGTTGTAAGTATGTTCTGTGTAATGGATGAGAATATTCTTCTTTTAATTGATCATATGTCCAAGAACCAACTGTTTCATATTCCGCCAGTTTTGTTGGTGCTGGGTATCCTAAATTAAACTGCAAAAAGTCTAAATCATAGTATTGATTTCCTACATCATTTGTTACATATTGTGCAAAATATGAAAGAGGCATGTAGTCTTCCCAATATCCCGAAACACCTATGTCTAAGAAATAGGCATCGTATGCCTGAAGTGGTAGAAGAGTATAACTTGCAGTATGCTCAAGCAATGCTATGGCATTTGCTGATTCCGCTGATCCAGTTGCAAGGTAACTATCTAATATTGCTGTTCCATTATCTTCAAAATGATCTGATAACTCTAGTGCATTATATGGACTTGCAATACCAACGGAATATATCTTTCCAGTAAACTGGTAGATTCCGTCTGCTTCTCCACCAACATACATCTTTAGTCCATTTTGATTGCCAAAGAAAGCAGAAACATTTCCACCAAAAGACTCTACAAGAGTTTTGATTTGAATTCCAGCAGCAAACTTTTCATCAGAAACAATTATATTTGTTGTATAGATTTCTTCTTCTACTCCATTAAAGTATAGGTAATAATGGATTTCGTCTAAATCTTTTCTTATGCTAAAGTAGTTTCCAGTCAGTGGGTTATAGATCTTAAATAATGTCTCTTCAGAGGCAAGATCATCTGAAGAAAATACTCCATAGATTGTATCTATTGTGTCATTTAATACATTAAAG